TTGCACCTTATGCTATGCTTAAGCACGGTGCTTATAATCAAACGTTTTCATTAGATGAAGAAAAAAGAATCGTCACAGGTCCAGTAATGATTCCTAATCGTATGATTTTACGTAGAGATGAGGATGGAACGCCATTTTATGTTTACTTTACTATGAAAACTGTTAAGAAGATGTTAGAGAAGTTTTTAAAGAAGAGTAATCATAACTATACAGACGTAGATCATGATGGAAATGTAAAGACTGACAATACTTTACTGGAAACGTGGATTTCAGAACATCCTACAAAAGATAAGTCATATGCTTTAGGCTTTAACTTACCAGTTGGAACGTGGTTTGCATCTTACAAAATAAATAATGATGAAGACTGGTTTGCAATAAAAGAAGGTAAGCTTAAAGGTTTTTCACTTGCAGGTAACTTTTTGGAAAGACTTAAACCTCAACCAGTACTTACTGAAGAAGATAGAAAACTAGAAGACATAAAAAATATCTTAAGAAATGTCGATAAGTGATGAATCAAACAATCTACTCAACCTAGGTGCCATGTCTACGGTTGTTTTTGACGTAGAAGCTACTCTTACAGTATTAGCCTTAGTAACAGCTGTTATTTTAAATATAGTCAAAACTATAGGCCATATTAGGGAGCAACGTGAAAATGTCAATAAATAAGTAATTATATTTAATACTGCAATAACGCAAACAAACAATTCTAATACTATGAACGCATTTGAAGCAATCACTAAGATCAAGGTAATGCTTGGACTCCAAGAAGAGACTACAGCTACCGTTGAATCAGTTGAATTCGCTGAAGCTACTCTAGTTGATGGAACTGTCGTAAAAGTCGATGGTGAGTTTGAAGTTGGTAAAACCATCTTTGTTGTAACAGAGGAAGGTGATGTACCAGCACCAGACGGAGCCCACGAAACTACTGACGGTTTAATCGTAACTACTGAAGCAGGTGTTATAGTTTCAATAGAAGAGAAGACTGCAGAAGAGACTCCAGCCGAAGAAGTTGTAGTTGAAGCTAAAACAGAAACTCCAGCAACCGAAGCTCAGTTCTCTGAAGACTTTGTTAACTCTCTAGTTGAAACCCTAGCCCCAGCTTTAGATAAGATCGAAGCTCTACGCAATGATCTTGCAAGCTTAAAAGCAGAATTCAGCTCATTCAAGGAGGCGCCAGCCACCAAAAAAATCACTAACAATTTGCAAGATTACAAAACAGAGCAGATGTCTAAGCATGACGCGCGCTTTGAAGCTCTCAAGCAAATTAGAAAAAACTTTAAATAAAAATAAAAACCTTAAATTATGGCTTATGATTTAACAGGGCTCAGCGCGTATGTGGACGAGTTGTCATTTGAACTTTCATCGCGTATCGTCCTACAAACAGATTTAGCTCAGTATGTTAATGTACGTGCTGGCTTAAAGGGCACCGATGTTAAGATTCCACTCTTATCAGGTGACTTTGTAACTGCCGATGGTCTAACTTGTGGCTTCGACGGTTCTTCAAATAACCAAGATGTTACTCAGGTTAGCATGACGTTAGTACCTAAAAAGTACAATAGCGCAATGTGCCCTACGTCTTTGCAAGAATATTTTCTTGGTCAAGCACTTGCTGCAGGTCAAATGGGTGGTAACGAGTCTATCCCATTTGAAGAGTTAACTGCTAACTACTTTGTTGAAAGACTAAAGAAGTGGAATGAAGACTTCTTGACTCAAGGTGACGGTACTGTCAACGGTCTTGAAGGTATCGTTCAAGCTGCTAATGGTGCTGCTACTCAGTCTACTGTTGCTGCTGCAGCCTGGACCGCATCGAACGCGATAACCCAGGCACAGTCATTGTACGAAGCACTTCCAGAAAAGTCAATCAACAGAGATGACTTAATCATGGTTGTATCTCCATCTTACAAGAGAGCTCTTGCTCTTGCGATTACTCAGGAAAACTACTTCCACATCTCTCCAGACCAGGAAATCTTTGTTCCAGGTACATCTGTAAGAGTTGTTGAGAACTCAGGTCTTTCTGGTCGTGATTACGCGATGGTAGGTCCAGCTCAAATGATTATCATGGGTTGCGATTTGACTGGTGACTTCGAACAGTTCAAGCTTTGGTACTCAGAGGATAACGATGAGGTTAGAGCAATGATGAGATGGAAGATCGGTATCGCAGTAACCGAAGTTAATGCGTTCGCTGAGAACGGATTGTAATAAACCCTTAAAAAAAAACTAACTAACTATGCCGTGTGCGATTACATCAGGAATAACTAGAGATTGCAGAAGCAACGCTGGTGGCCTTGAGTATGCTTACATCCTCGATGCTACTGGATCAATGATCAACGTCACTGAATCTGCAGGTGTAGTAAGTGCTTTTGATATTGGGGGAACTGCAGTTGCAGCTCTAGATGATATGTACCTATTCGACCAGGTTAGCCAAGTTGCTAACATGACTGAGTCTGGTACTTTCTCTACAGAAAACGGAACTGTATTTTATTCAAACGTTTTAAACTTAGTTTTCAACAAGATTGAAGCCACTAAGTTACAACAGCTTAAGCTACTTGCTCAAAACGCCAAACTTTGTGTTGTCGTAAAAGACAATAATGGAAAGTTCTGGATGGTAGGAAACGAAAGAGGTTGTACTTGTACTGCATCTACTGTAGAAACTGGTACTGCTTTTGGAGATAGAAACGGTATTTCAATTGAATTTACCGGTCTTGCACCAGAACCAATGTATGAAGTAACTGTTCCGGAGACAACTCCTTAACAGACATATAAATACTAACAGCGCTTAAGGGGATCTTCGGGTCCCCTTTTCGCATTCAAAAAACTAGATAAATATATTTAATGTTGTAAATATACAAACAACTACATGGTTTTTGATTTTAGAAGTACTAGCGGTACAATTTATGTAGATACTGATTTAAATAGATGGTCTAATTATAAAATGATTATCACCAGTCTTTACAATAATAAAGGTATAAACAATACTATAGGTGATATACCTCTTACAAGATCCATAACACCTGTTAGTTCAAGATTTACTACATTTACTTTTGATTTTTCAGGTGATCCAGATCTTAGTGGCCTTGTTAACTTAGATGTTAACGGATATTATAAAGTTAGATTTTATGGTGATGACGGCGGAAGAGCAGAAATACTAGCAACATATCCATGTAAAATCATAACTAATTATTCTGATGAAACTTACAAAAGATATGTTTCAGATAATGAAGATAACGAACAATACACATACTATAAATCATGAAAGTATTTAATACTTTAAATTTCGAAGCTATCCCACTTCCTACCTTTAGAGAAGTTAGAGGTAAAGAGTGGATTGCTTATGGCGATGATAACTTATGGCCACAAAAGATGATTGAGCTTTATCAATCCTCAGCTATGCATAATACAGCAATTAAAGCTAAAAAAGATGGTGTCTGCGGTGAAGGCATTATAGCTTACGGTGATTCAGTTGTTAATACTATGCAAGAAACACTAGACGAAGTGTTTGCTAAAGCAACTATAGACTATCTTCTTTTTGGTGGATTCTCTCTAAATGTTATATGGAACCGTGCTGGAGATAGAATTGCTGAGATTTATCACTTACCATTTGATAAAGTTAGATCTGGTAAGCAAAATGAAGAGGATGAAGTAACCCATTACTACTTCTCAAGCAACTGGGCTAACACACGTAAGTATAAGCCAGTAGAATACGCTAAATATAATCCTACAGATAACAAGGGTGATAATGCATCACAGATTTATTATTGTTTTGATTATTCACCAGGTAATGATGTTTACCCACTTCCATCGTATATGGGAGCAGTTAACGATATAGAATTAGACTCTCGTATCTCTGTATTCCATAATGCAAACATTTCAAATGGAATGTCTCCAGGTTTATTTGTTAATCTACCTAATGGTATGGCTAACCCAGAAGAGAGACAGATGATTTACAGAGATCTTGAAAGAGCATTTAGTGGTTCAGAGAATGCTGGAAAGCTATTCCTAAGCTTCTCAGATGGCCCAGATCGCGCTCCACAAGTTCAGACTATAGATTCTGCTAATGATGACTATTACATCGGTTTAGAGC